GGCTGTTCGTGTCTGTATCGAACAATAGCCTTGAACTGACGGCGCTCCTCAGATCTTAAATACTCAACCTTGAAGGTATCCTCTAAAATGTTGCCTGATGTAAATAGCTGCTCAACCTGCACTGGCCCAAGGTTAATTAAACCGCTCTTAGGGTTGTAAGGGATAGCAGGCTTCAATGCAAACTTACCGTCAGATACGATAAAATTGCACAAAAAGTTTGGCGCTAGATCCGTGATAAATTGCCTTAAATTTGTTCTGTCCGTTATTGGACCATTAAAGTAAAGCTTCTGTCTTTTGATAAACCGCGTGGTTTCAATCATTTGATCTAAGTCAACCAGCGGGGCATCATTGGCTTTCATGCCAAGCAATCCGCCCGCTCCAGCAATTTGGTCCGTCAGTAAATAAAAGACTAAATCAGTAAACAGATTACTAGAACCAATTTCTTTTGAATCGCCATAGCACTGTTCACGATCTGGATGCAATCGTTTAACTCTGGTGCCCCTACCGATCCAGCAACGTAATTGATCTAGTTGTGTAAAATTACGTGATGCCCGCAAAGATAATCCAGCCTGCGTTAAATTGAAAAAATTAGGAACTGTTTCGTTTTCAAGTATTTCGTTGACATATACAATTTCATGCTCGGGTGCACTACTGTTTGACTTTTCAACAAGTTCTCTATAAAGACTTAAGTCAGAAAGCTGGGAAGTTGTCACAAACCCTTCTGCACCTCGCTCTACGGTTGCTGTTTTTACTACATTTACAGACCCTATTCTATATCTAAAGCCAACTTTGCCGTATTTGTTATGGAATGGATTGTTTTCTGCACTTGGAGTCACAAGATGATCAAAAGTATCTCCAGCCTCCCAGTTGTTCGTAGTATCCGAATCCTGAACAACAGTCATTGTTGGGCGAGTCCATCCCTTGCGCTGACCGGAGAAATTTTCGTTAAGCTGTTGTACTTTAGATTGAAATTGAATTTTTATAGATTTTGCTCCTTTAGTGAAGGTTACTACTTTTGGATTTGAAACACTTTCAACATTAAGGTTCTCAGCGTTACCGAAAAGCTCGTAGAGATAACCTTGTGTGCGACCACCTAAAACTTCAACGTCGCTGACGTTTGTGATTTGCACATCACGGCCCGAGAAAAGTAGATTTCCTCCTGGGGCAGTCGTTCCACCTGGATTGTTTTGCTTGAATGGATTGGTGTTTGGGTAAGGATTTGGATCGCCTCCGTAAACATTTGTTCCACCTTCTCCACGCTTAATCGTCACCACATCCCCTACAGCAAAACCACGCGAACTGCCAACCACATTTGCCGTGTGTGGCACCCAAGCATGTTGAGCATTGTTCTGACTGCGCGCATAACTGCTTGTGCTTAATTCTATTTTTCTAAAAGTCCAATCAATAACAATCCATTTGTTATTGTCAAAAAATTCTCGCGTCCTGATTGTAGGCGTAGTTCCTCCTACAGGCGTTTGAAAATACAGGCCATTGTCAGCGCTACCTGCTATCGCATGTGAAAACGCTCCATTCTTGCCAGGAGCAGATTTGTCGTCATCAGTGTCAAGGCTGCCGATATTCCGAATGCGTTGTATCGCCTCCACTTGCGTTCCAGATTCAGGGCCAGGAAGTTCCTGTCCTCTTTCAATAGAAGTTGGCTTGTTTATTGTGGTAGTCCCAAGAATTATTTGCTCACCCCTAAAAAACTCTTTATTGCTGGTTATTAATAATTTTGGCACTTTTTTGCCCTTGTATGCAACTTTCATTTCTCCAAGGCCAGGCAACCGTACATTCTCTGTTCTTAAAGAATCTTCGCCGTCGTACTCGTTGTTTAATTCACAGAATTCAAAATCCTCGGCAAAAAGCCTCAGCTCTGATCCCGGCACTGCTACAAACTTAAATTCAAGTTCTTTGGGCGTTTTGTCTGACGATTGTATGATTCGTATTGAGTTGTATTGAGCAACAGGCTTGCTTCCCCTGACGACAAAAAACTGAGGTAAAGGCGCAAATGTAAATCCTTTGCCTTCATCTTCTTGCCCAGCTTTTCTAACAAAGATCCTGAATACAGAAGACCTAGTAATTGAACCAGTATATGTTGCATTATTGATAGCGACATTGTCTTTGCCAAGCGCCTTAATTTCTTCTGGAGAAGGGACGCCACCAAAAGCGCAGAGACCCCTCAGGGTTTGGAATACGTTGCTTTTAATGCCAAGCTCTATAACTGCTGCAGGCCGATTATTTCTAAGCGTTGCAAAAGAAACTTTTGTAATCGGGAAAAAACTCTCGCCAACGTTTCCGCCTTTATCTGTACCTGGTTCAGGGTTGTCGTCAATGTAACCTTTTCTGTCTTCATTATTGGGCTCAATAACAAGTTCTTTATTCACAAGCCCGATTTGCGGAGTGCCAACGCAGGTGCTTGTGTCAATACATTCTAATGTAATGAATTGGCTTCTTTCATCTTTTTCTGTATTATCTTGATCAACTATTATGTCAGGCTCAAAGCGTGGTGATGATCTTTTTGTTACTTTCCAAACAGTACCGCCAATGGAAAATAATTCACCAAGTTGCATTGCTTCATCAGCGGCAAATTGCATAGATCGAACAGTGCTGTTAATGTCGTCCACACCAGGACCTCTGCCGCCACGTCTATACAAATTTTTATCAATAGATGATTCAGAGATTAAAAATACTACTTTATCTCCTTCTTCAACTGTTACAACTTTTCTCAGCTTGTCGCTATTCGTTTGGTCTTCGCTTCCATTTTTACGCTTCAACTTAAATAAACCCATTCTCGGGCTGTAGTTTCTGCCCTTCCCTTCTGCTGTTACTTTATCTTTTTCTACCCTTTTCTTCATGTTTTCTCCATTGTAATCAATGCCATTATCTCTGCCAAAATTTTGGTCGCCAATAATTTTGATCCGTTCAGCGATCTGTTGCTTTTGGCCTTCGTTTGTTGCACCCTTTAATATGGCAATGGCTTGATAATTTAAACGGTAAGCATTCCCGTTCGCAATCGCTCCATAAACACCAAACTCTGTATTATTTACGGGCGAAAACGCGTGGCAAAAGCCTGTATCTTTGACAACAGCTCTGGTTGGACACAAAAATACTTCTTCATTGCCCTTAGGTCCATCCGGATCACCGCTAGCAAACGAACCTTTTGTGCCGTACCTCTTGTCATCTCCGATAATACGTTTCACACCGTCTTCTGTGTCTTGCCTCCAATAAAAAGCGAACTGATCACTGAATACTTGGTCCAAAGCATTGTTGCCCAAGAAAATACCTTCCAGATCTGGCTTATCAATACCGCTATTGCCCGCATTGTTGACTAAGCCCTGCTCCGCAACCACAAATAACATCTTTGCCTGTTGATGCGCTCCATAGCTGAACATACGCGACCACACCATTTTTGGTGTAACAAGCATCCCGCCAACCTTGTCAGAACTATCGTATAGCCCAAATACAATCGGTATTGGTGAGGCATAATCAGCAATATCTGCCAGCGTTTCAAAGCCTCTTGATGGCGTAAACCGTGATGGCCCAGTAAAGCCTTCAAGATCAATAGAGCCGCCTTTTCGTGCCGCGCTAGGCATCTTAGGCTTTGGTGTCAGCAGGTAAGAAACACCCGTCAGCACAAAGCCAATCGCTAAATTTGTGAGGATTACTGTTGTTGCGCTTTTGGCTGCTGCTGCTCCGACAACAACTGTCGCCGCAACAGGAGCTACTGCATTTACTACGTCAGGAATATGGTCATATTCCGCTGGCCTTACGGCACCTCGTCTTCTCGCCTCAGCAGCAAATCTCTTATATTCTTCCTCTGTAATCCCAATCGTCTGTATTAACTGTTTCTCGTACGGAAGCAGTGGTACGTCGTAAACAGTTGGGCCGAAGACCACTGCACCTTTTGCGCATGCGGCTGGACGTACATAATTCCCATTTGCCACATGACTGCGAATGTCCAAGACCGCTCTGGCAACAACAAGATATCCCCATCATACTCTGGCTTTTTTACGCGGTCACCCCAACGCATCAAGTCACGGCAGATTGCCCACTTACTCGCCTCATACCAGGATTGCTTAAACGGTGGGGCGTCGATGTTCAGCCGCTCCAGTACCTCGTAGCACAGGTGGATGCAGTCGATATAGCCATCACTGCCATCGGCACCAAACCGATACGGCATCCCAATTAGATCACTGCAATCTGACATTGTTGCTGATTGGTAGATTCCCCACAATCTTGCGTGTCAGTGCTCTTCTTGGAATATCCGTTCCAACAGCGTCTAGCACTGAACTGAGTTCTAAATTCAAGGATACGTTATCCCACTGGCCGCCTGTAACCTGTCCAATGTAAGTATGCACGATATTGTGTGCTGCACTTGGCCCAGTCTCAGGGTCTGAATCTTCAATGATGAGCACGTCCACTTCAATCAGATGACGCGTTTCAATCGCTGTTACTGCCCAGCTACGCGTCAAGTCATTATTGGGAAAAACCAAAGTGGCTTCTAGGCCATCACCAGTGCGATTGACAGTGACACCTGAAAAGCCAAAAGGCACAAAGTTATATTTGCTTCCGCTATGCGTAATCTGTTTGCCGATAAAGAAATTTTGAAAGCGAAAGTTTGCTTGACCCCTTCGCTTAATTCTGATCGCATGACCGAAAGCGTACTGGCTCACATCCCGATCCTCTTACGAGTGCTGCTGCTCATCTGCAACCGCTTCAGTGTTTGCTGTTCACCTTGTTTAGCACCTTGATTGGCAGCTTGCTGCAAACCTTGCTGGAATTGATCAGCGGTCACATAGTCAACGCTATTGATCCGTTCCACTGTATAGCGGACGTCGATTGGTGCGGCAACAGCAGTGCCACCACCACCATCTATGACATTACCGCCACCACCATTCTCAGAAATAACTGATCCACCTCTTGCACCGCGTGAGTAACGCGACATGCTTTCACGCATTCGTGACTCATTCGACTTAACACCAAGCTTTCCGTCGCTACCGCGCTGCAGGGGCAAAATCGCTTCAGGGCCAGCCTCACCTGCTAGGGGCAAAATGGTTGGCTTGTCAATGACCCCGCCGTTAGCGTATGGGATAATTTTGTTTTGCGCAAATACGTTGCCCTTTGCGTTTGGAACTAGAGGCACACCGCCAATGTTGATAGAGCTTAAAGCTTGTCTTATGGCAAATTGAAGAAATAGTTGCCCGATTTGACGCAATACATCAGCTAAAATCTCTTTTAATGATTTCGCCCCAGTAATCAATGATTGGAAGGCATCAGTCAGGCCGCCTGAAATAACACCGCCAATAGATTGTATTAGTTCCTGAGTGTCGGTCAGCGCTTCTTTTGTCTTTTTCTGCAACTTATCTTGTTGATTTAGTTGTTTTGCAATTTCTTGGCCAGCCCTAAATTCAGCTTTTTCTTTGTCCTCGATTAGCTTAATCTGCTTTTCAACTATCGCAGCAAATCCTTCCGCTTCTTCTTGCTCAATTTCCAGTAAACGAGCAATTCGCTCGCGTTCTCCGATCTGTGCTCCTAAAACTTGCAACCTCTTAAGATCAGCGCCAAGCTGCAATTGCGCGAGTTCATCTTCAAACCTTCGCGCCAGAACAATCGCCTTGCGAAGATCTAGCTCTTTTTTAGTAATATCTTTAATTGCTTTGGCTGTTTGAGTTGTATCCTCGTCACCTCCATTTAAATCGCTAAACCCATCACGCACGGCGCTACCAAATTCAGTTGGCGTAAAACCTTCAAACATATCAAGATACTTGTTAGTCAATTGCTTAAATGTACTTTCACCTAGAAATGTACCCAAAGCCTCAACATACCGTCTTCTAACTTCTTCCTTGTCCTCCATGCTTAGAAACACATTGCCAGGACCGCCTATGCCTTGCTCAACTTTATATCCTTCTA